AATACCGTCGAGAATCTGAAGGCGGCCGAGGCAATGCGAAACCAGGGCGTTGGTGAAGATGGACGCACTCTCTACGACCGTGAGATTGACGACACCATCACTGATCACCTGATCAAACATATGTTCACGAAGAAGAACATCATGAAATATGACAGGGAGATCACCCAGACGGAGGAAGCGCTGCCGAAGAAGTTTAGCGCAGGCGAGAAGCACGACAAGGTCGCGGGATTCCTCGACGGACTGCTGCAGGAAGGCAAAGTTAAGGCCTTCATCAAGTCCGAGGTGACCGACAAGCCGAAACCCAGGGCCATCGCGGATCACGGGCCAATTCGCCAGGTGGCACTCGCTAAGATCGCAATGATCTACGAGAACATTCTCAAAGAAACCGCTGGTCTTGCGACGATCAAAGGCCGCGGGAAGAAACGTGCCCTCGCAGAGCTTCTCACACAAGCGAGCGAGGTGAAGAGGTCAATTCCCACTCCTAAATCACGCACCAAATCGGATGAGCCCCGTGGTGCTTGGTATGAGAATGACCTGAGCGCGTTTGATTTTGGGATTTCGTATCACATGAAGAATCAAGAGAGTAAGATTCTGCGCCACATCATCAAGACGGCAGGTATTGATGTGGATCTGGATCGCGATCTCGTTTGGCGCGTCGTCGATGAGAGGACTAAGGTCACTACCTGGGTCTTCGCTTACACCGACGAGTCGGGCGATCGTTGCAGCATGAAGCTCGAGCTCGATCATGTCATCAGAGACTCAGGAGACCGATTGACTTCTTCCGGCAATTGGCTCCAGAACTTTTTGGCATGGGTTGGCTTCTTTGTGCGTCGCGAGACGATCAAAGCCTTTATTCAACGGTTCGTCAGCGCCTCGGTTAAAGGCGGAACTGTTGAGTACGACTCATCACACACCGGCCGCACGCACAAGATGCGCATGGGCTTGGAGGGTGATGACGGCCTGATCTTCAGCACGGAGATTTTCAGCAAGGAAGTGCTGACTGCATGGTTCGCTTTGCGAGGATGGAAAGCAAAGGTTAAGATCGTCAAGTCTGACGAGAGCGGCGCGCTGGCTTTCGTGGGCTACGAGTTCCTGATCAAGGATGGCAAGGCGGCCATCCATGAAGGAGAGCTCGTCGCATGCCCGCAGGTGAAGCGCTGCTTGCTGACGAAGGCGATGAACACATGCAAGCTCCCCCAGGTGGATTACCACCGCGCAATGGCTCTCACTGCGATCCACTACACCCACGAGTACGAGCGCTTTCCGGCGATGCATGGGCTGTGGAACGCGGTGTACGAGCACCAT